AGACGCTGCACGACTACCCGCCAGCATGGGACGAACCGTACAGTACCGAGGCCGGTACCGACGAAGAGACCGGTGCGCCGATCGTAGACATCGGTCACGCGCTGGACTACATCGAGGAACGCCACGTCGAGGCGATGCGGTGGGAGGACGAGCTGTCTGCTGCTCACGACCATTATGTGAAGGACGCTGGCGCACGCGAGCTGAACGAGTACCTGCGCACCGGGCGCGGCAGCGACGAGGCGCGTACGCAGGCCGAGCTCCTTCGCGAACAGATCGCGAACGCTCCGCCGTCTGAGGAAGCGATGCGCGGGTTCCGTGGCGTGTCGTATCGTCCTGACAGCGAGCTCGGTCGTATGCTGGAGTCCATTCGCGTCGGCGACACGTTCGAGGCTGCTGGCCTGACGAGCGTCTCTGCGGAGCCGTACACCGCGAGTTACTTCATCATGCGAAACTCCGACGATCGGCGAATCGACACGTTCATGGAGGTGCGTATGCCTCCCGGAACGCGTGCGATCTCGGGCTCGGTCGGTGAGCGCGAGCTGATCCTCGACCACCGCAGCGCGTTCCGCTTCATCGCCGAAGGACCGCGACAGCTCGTCGATGGCCGCTACCGCCGATTCATCATTCTGGAGCACATCCCCGGTGGATAAGAAGATTCCCAGTCGCTTCACCGACGAAGACACGCTCGTCGCGCGCACTCCCTGCGTCACGTGCGCGCATCGCTTCGCGGACCCTGCGCGCTGCCGCGCGTTCCCCGCTGGCATTCCCAGCGAGATTCGCAGCGGCGCGAACGACCACCGCGAACCGTTTCCTGGCGACAACGGAGTGACGTATGAGCGCCGCAAGTGAGGCCGCACGGGCGCGCGTGCTCAGTGGCCACGAGTACTTCGGCCTCTGCTATGCTGCGCGCGCAGAACGCGCGTCTTCTCCGTGTTCTCAGGACCGGATGGTCCCAATTCTCTCGGTCGGATGACCGTCGCTTCATGGCCGGATGGCCGGTTCCGCAGTTCAAGACCGGATGGTCGTCCTGCTTCCTCGGGCGCGAAGCCCAAATCCCAACGAGCGGAAGCTCAGGAGCTCTACGATGAAACTGAAGATCGATTCCAACGGGAACGCGGTCCTGCAGGACGGGATGCCGGTGTACATCCACGACGACGGGAAGGAAGTTCCCTTCGACGCGGCGAACGCCATGGCGTCCATCAAGCGACTCAACGCCGAGTCGCGGGATCACCGCGTTGCGAAGGAAGAGGCACTCGCGAAGCTCGAGAAGTTCGGCGACCTCGACGTCGAGGCGGCGCGGAAGGCGCTGACCACGGTCAAGAACCTGGACGACAAGAAGCTCGTCGACGCCGGCGAGGTGGACAAGATCAAGGAGTCCATTCGCGGCGAGTACGAGAAGAAGCTCGCGGAACGCGAGGCGCAGCTCACCGAGCTGAACGCCAAGATCTTCAACGAGAAGCTCACGAACACGTTCGCGGGCTCGAAGTTCGTCACCGAGAAGATGGCCATCCCTCCTGACATCGTGCAGTCCGTCTTCGGCGCACGGTTCAAGATGGACGGCGACAAGCTCGTGGCGTTCGACGAGCGTGGCGAGCGCGTGCGCAGCCGCGTCAAGCCGGGCGACGATGCCGACTTCGACGAGGCGCTCAGCATCATCGTGGACGGATACCCGAGGAAGGAGGCGATCCTGAAGGCGGATCAGAAAGGTGGTTCCGGTGCTCCGTCTGGTGGCGGCTCCGGTGGTGGCGGTCCCAAGACCGTCAACCGCGCTCGTTTCGAAACGATGAACGCTGCCGAGCGAATGGACTTCACGAAGAACGGCGGCGTCATCAAGGACTGACCCACAACCTCCACTGAGGAGATGCTGAAATGCCGAACACGCTCACCAATCTCATCCCCGACCTGTATCGCGCGCTCGACGTCGTCAGTCGCGAACTCGTCGGCTTCATTCCGGCGGTCACGCTCGATGCGCAGGCCTCGCGCGCGGCCGTCGGCCAGGTCGTCCGTTCGCCGGTCGCGCCCGCCGCGCCCGCCGAGGACATCACGCCGAGCACGAACCCGCCGGACACCGGCGACCAGACGTTCACGAACAAGACGCTGCAGATCACCAAGTCGCGCGCCGTCCCGTTCCGCTGGACGGGCGAGGAACAGCTCGGCCTGAACAACAACGGTCCCGGCTACCTCACGCTCCGTCAGCAGCAGATGGCGCAGGCGATGCGGACGCTGGTGAACGAGATCGAGGCCGACCTCGCCGGCCTCTTCAAGCTCGCGTCGCGTGCGTACGGCACCGCCGGCACGACTCCGTTCGGTTCGACGCCGAACATCGGCGATTCGGCGCAGATCCTGAAGATCCTGAAGGACAACGGCTGTCCGGACGGTGATCTCCAGCTCGTCGTCGACACGAGCGCCGGTGCGAACCTCCGCTCGCTGCCGAGCCTGTACCGCGTCAACGAAGCCGGCGATCAGGGTCTGCTGCGTCAGGGCATCCTCGGTCAGCTCCACGGGTTCGACATCCGCGAGTCCGGCCAGATCCGCGCCGTGACGAAGGGTACCGGCGCATCGTACACGACGAACACGGCGGGATATGCGGTCGGCACTCGCAGCATCACGCTGATCACCGGCACCGGTACGATCCTCGCCGGCGACACCGTCACGTTCGCGGGCGACACGAACAAGTACGTCGTCGAGACCGGCATCGCCGCGCCGGGTACCATCGTGCTCGCCGCACCGGGTCTGCGTCAGGCGATCCCGACCTCGGCGACCGCCGTCACCGTCGGGAACACCGCGACGTCGAACGTGGCGTTCCATCGCTCGGCGCTCGTGCTGCTCACCCGCGCTCCGGCGCTGCCGGAAGAAGGCGACGCGGCCGACGACCGCATGGTCGTGCAGGACCCGCGCTCCGGCCTCGCCTTCGAAGTCGCGGTCTACGCGCAGTACCGGCGTGTCCGCTACGAGATCGGCATCGCGTGGGGCGTGCAGAACGTGAAGTCGGAGCACTCCGCGATCCTGCTCGGCTGAGCCCTGATCCTGGTCGCTGTTCTACGGGCTCGGCTGCTAGCGCGGCCGAGCCCGATTCACTCACCGTTCACCTAGGAGAACGATCATGACCAAGAAGACCACGAAGGCGGCGAGCGAAGCCGCTGCCGCTGCCGACAAGGCTCGTGCCGAGCGCGAGCAGGCCGAGGCCGCGCGTGCGAACGCCGAACAGGCTGCCGCCGATGCGAAGGCCGCCGAGGAACTCGCCGAGCGCGAGCGAATCGAAGCCGAGGAAGCCGAAGCCGCTGCCGCCGCTGCCGCCGCGAACGAGGAGCGTGCCAAGCGCCTCGAGAGCGAAGCGACGGTGCCGATGCGTCGCAAGAACCCGGCGTACGCCGGCGACAACGAGGTGATCGAAGCGCTCCCGGACGAGGTCGCGAACTGGGAAGCCTGCGGCTGGACCCGCGTCGCCTGAACTAGGAGCGTCCCATGTCTCTCATCGTCGAAGACAATACGGGTCTCGCGAACGCCGAGTCGTACATCTCGATCGCGGATGCCGACGTGTACCTCGCGAACATGGGACGCACCTCGTGGGCGGCTGCGACCACCGCTGCGAAGGAGATCGCTCTTCGCAAGGCGACGCAGTACATCGACACGGCGTACTCGTTTCGCGGTGCGCGCGTGCGCGGGGACTTGCAGGCTCTGGAGTTCCCGCGCGATTCCGGCTATGAGGAGTGGCCGGTGAAGCGTCTGCGCGACGCGTGCTGCGAACTCGCGGTCATCGCACTCGGCGAAGAGCTGGTCGTGGCGAACGAGGACCGCCCGGTCACGCAGGAAAAGGTCGGTCCGCTGAGCGTGACGTACGGAGCATCGCGGTTCTCGGGACAGAAGCGATTCGTTCACGTGGATCGCCTGCTCCGCCCGCTCACGCGCGGTGGTGTCGGTGGTTCGTTGAGGCTGGAGCGCGCGTGACATGGCGAACCCGCTCTACATCAAGCTGAGCGCGACCGCGCTGGCGCTGCTGAAGAAGTTCGGCGCGCCACTGATGCTGTCCGGACCGCCGGTTCGGCAGGTCGCCGGACTGCGCATCTCGCAGATGGAGCGGACGCTCGGCGACTCTGGCGTCATGGTCGGCGACTGGAAGTACATTCTCGCGGCCACCACGACGCCGGAAGGCGGCGACCCGGTGGTCACCGACAGCCGCCCTGAAGTGACAGAGCGCCTCGTGGATGGTGACGAGCAGTTCGTCATCGTCTACGTGGAGCCCATCAAGCCTGCCGAAACAGTTCTGGCATGGTTCGTCTACGGGAGGCTCGGCTGATGACCACGCTCAGCGCCATCGTCGACGACAGCGAGATGCTCGCCACCTTCGCGAAGGTTCTCGCGGAGACGGCGGGCAGTCCCGAGTCGTACTCCAAGATCGCGGAGCTGCTGCACGACCGCATTCGCGGCACGTTCCGCGAGATGACGGATCCGTGGGGACAGCCGTGGCCACCACACTCGCCGGTCACGCTGGCCGCGCGCGAGCGTGCAGGCGAAGCGAGCGTACAGATGCTCATTTCGAAGGGAGCGATGTACGCGTCCATCAAGGCGTCGTCGACTCCGCAGCAGGCTGTCATCGAGGCCGGCGAAGGCATCGAGTACTTCAACGTTCATCAGTTCGGGAACCCTGACAACAAAGCATGGGGGCGAGGCAGCGCGCCCATTCCCGCGCGCCCGATGTTCCCGATGCGTGACGAGCGTGAAGCAGCGTTCCCGGCCGACTGGCTCGAAGAGGTCATGATACCGCTTCGTGAGGCGATTCAGGAGGCTGCGCAGTGAACGCTCGACTCACGCTCACCGACATCGCCGCGCGCATTCGCACGGAGCTCAACGACGCGACGATACACGTCGGCACGTCCTACGACCGCGACTACATGACCGCGTTCACGAAGACGTACCCGGCGGTCTGGGTCGCTGCGCAGCGGCTCACGCCGATCGACACCGGGCGCGGCTACTCCGGTCTCTACCGGCAGCACGCGCGCGTCGAGTTCGTCGTGAACCTGGTCGTGCAGCGGTACGCCGAAAATCAGCCCGAGGTCGAGGCTGCACTCAACGAGCTTCACGATGCGGTCTGTGCCGCGCTGCTCGGTTGGACGCCCACGAGTGCGAGCGAACACGTTGTCCTCGTGTCGTCGCAGGACGGACCGCCGAGCCAGACGCTGTCCACGGTCAGCATCATCTTCGCTGTCACCACCACCTACCAGAGGACCGCACCATGAGCAACAAGTCCAACAAGGATCCCTCCCTGCTCATTCCCACGCCGACCGCTGGCGGCTGCTACACGCTCGTCGATGGGAAGCTCGTTCGCGACGAAGACCTCGCGAAGCCGACTCCCCCCGAGTCGACGCCGCAGGAAGTCCCCGCGAAGACGGTCGTCAAGAAGTAGTCCGCGCTTCGGCGCATCAACGAGGAGTAACGCGTCATGGCTCAGCCCGCATTGGATTTCTTCAAGCGTCGCGGTGTCGCCGTCAAGGCCGAAGTCACGGAGAACGTCGATTCCGTGCCGGTGGCCGGCACGAACGGCATCATGCTGATGAACGGCAAGTCCGGCACCGAGTTCGACAAGAAGGAGCGGATGGTCGATCGCGCCTTCTTCACCGGTGACCCGTTCTCGGTCTCCAACAAGCGCGCCTTCATCGAAGGCGAGTTCGACCTGTACTCACCGTCGGTCCCCGGCGTGGCGGTCACCGGTGTCGCCGACGTCGCGCCGGTCCTCCTGCCGTGCGGCCTCGCGCAGACGCTCACGGGCGCGACCAACAAACAGTCGCAGTACAACCCGATCAGCACCGCGATCCCGACGGTCTCGGCGTACTTCTGGCACGTCGACACGCTGAAGAAGCTCACCGGTGCGCGCGGCAACCTGAGTTCGCTGAAGATGGAAGTCGGCGAGCGCTACAAGGGAACGCTGCGCCTTCAGGGTAACTACACGACCGTCACGACGCAGGCTGTCCCCGCGATCACGCTACCGTCGACGGTTCCGCCGGTTTCGACCTACGCGAACTCCGTCGCGTACATTGATCCGGACGGCGCCGGTGGCGGCGCGGAGCTGCTCGTCTGGTGCAAGATGTTGGAGCTCTCCTTCAACAATGCTCTCACGTCGAAGGAGTACACCAGCGTCATCTTCCAGTCGATCAGCGATCGCAAGGCGACGTGGAAGATGCGGATCGCGCGCACCGATCTCGCGGACTTCAACCCGTGGACCGTGCGCGACGCCGGCACCATCATCACCGGTCGCTTCCGCACCACCGAGACCGGCACGCTCTATAGCCAGCTCTCGTTCCGTGGCCAGATCGAAGCGATCGACGAAGTCGACATCGACGGCGACTACGGGTGGGAGCTGTCGGGTCCGTGCATCGCGTCGAACACCGGCGGCGACGAGTTCCGCATCCTGTTCGGCGACTCGACCGGCGTCTAAGGAATTCATGGCGCAAGGACGCGCCTTACTCACCAGGAGATCACCATGCGACTGTTCATCGCCATCACGCTACTCATGCTGGCCGGCTGCGCCAGCACCAGTCTCACGCGCGTCTACGAAGGTCCCGATGGTCGACCGATCACCGAGACCGTCAGTGGTTCTGCCGCGTCGTACAGCATCTACACCGAAGCGAGCGTTCGCGTCGCCGAGGCGCAGAGCCGTTCTGCGGCCAGTGCGCCCGTCGCAGCCTGTGCGCCCGGCGACAGCGTCTGCGCGGTCGCAGTGGCCGGGTTCGGTGCCATCGCCGCGATGCAGGCGCGCCAGCCGGTGAACCTCGCCCCTCCGCCGCGCGAACGCGACTTCGGCGAGAAGGCTCGCGACTTCCTCACTGGCGCTGCCGCCATCGCGGTGCCGGCGTTCGGCGCGTACACGAACCTGAAGTCGCAGGAATACGCGCGCGACGAGCGCGAGTACTTCTACGACTTCCTCGGGCGCAACGCCGAAGCCTACGCCGAAGCCGGTCCGCGCATCACCGTCGGTGGGAACTACGGCGATACGTTCGGCGACAACTATACCGGGCGCGATCGCAGTGAAACGAACATCGGCGACAACTATACCGGGCGCGACCGCACCGAAACGAACATCGACATCGGCATCGGCGGCGACAACATCGGGCGCGACGACAACGAGAACTCGTTCAACGGCGCTCCGTGTACCGTCACGCTCGGAAACGGACAGACGACCACTGGCACGCTGAGTCCATCGGGTACCTGCGTCGCAGGCTCCGGTGGCGGCTGAACCGCTGGCGCATCCCGCGCTGGCTCAACTGAGGAGAAGTCCATGCTGACACTGAAAGCGATTTCCACCGTCGAGCTCCGCGTCGACATCGCGATCCCGCCGGAGAACCCGGTCATCAAGGGATTCCTGACGTGTGACGCGGTGGTCCGGAGCAAGGCGCAGATGCAGGAGCTCACCGAGCGAATCGAGAGCGGTGACTTCGCCAGCGATTCGCAGGTCCTCATCGACGGCGACCTGTACCGCAACATCCGCGGTCTCGTGAACACCGAAGGCAAGGAGCTCAGCGGCGCCGACGCGGTGAAGGAATGCACCGAGGGCCCGTTCGGGATGTACCTGACGCAAGCTCTGGTGAAGAAGTACTTCACGCACTTCGGTGAGGCGCAGGCAAAAAACTCGCCGAGGTCGCGCGGGCGCTGATGGGTGAAGGGTCGCTGATACGGCGACTCGACGACCAAGAAGAGGAACGCTCAGCGGCACCGGCTCAACAGGTTGAGGCCGCTGAGTTCTTCGCACCAGACACGGCGCGGCAAGACGAAGACACCGCGCAGGAGTTCATCGAGGTCTTCGAGTGCAACGTCGAGTCTGCGGTGGTGTTCCTCCAGTGCAGGTTCGATAGCGCGGTAGGGATGGGTGGAGTAGTACCGCTCGGCATCTCGGCTACAGAGATTCGATCCGCCTGTCTTCTTCTGCGCATACCGCGTGACCGCCATCCAGAACTGCTTGAGAACGTGCGGCTGATGTCTCGCGCCGCGTGCAAGATGCTTTCAGAGCGAAGGGGAACGTGACATGTCGGCGACGCTCGTCTTGACCGTCAAGGGTGACGGTACGCTCGCGGTGAAAGAGCTCGAGAAGGTCAAGGAGGGCGCTCGTAAGAGCATGTCCGCTGCCAAGGAGGAGGTGAACAAGCTCGACGATGCGATTGGCAAGGTTCGCAAGAACGTCGTCGGGTTTGCCGCCTCCTTCGTTTCGCTCCAGGCGCTGAGCGGCATCTTCAAGTCCATCATTGCGAACGTATCGGAGGCCGACTCCGCAATACGCCAGACCGAGGCGCGCGTTCGTGCCACTGGCGGAGCCGCCGGCTTCACTGCCGGACAGCTCGCGGCCATGGCGTCGCAGCTCCAGAGCGTGACCACGTACGGCGACGAGGCGATCCTCACCGCCGAGACGCTGCTGCTCACGTTCAAGAACGTTCGTGGCGATACGTTTCAGCGCACGACCGCCGCGATCCTCGACATGGCGTCGGCCATGGGGAGCGATCTACAGAGCGCCGCGTTCCAAGTCGGCAAAGCTCTGCAGGACCCGGCGCGCGGCGCTCAATTGCTCCAGCGCGCTGGCGTGCAGTTGAGCGCTTCGCAGAAGGAGATGGTGAAGGACTTCACCAAGAGCGGCGAAATCGTCAAGGCGCAGAGCGTCATCCTCGACGCACTCGAAGAGCGTTACAAGGGAGCCGCCGCTGCCGCGCGCGACACGTTCGCAGGCGCGCTCGCTTCGCTGAGGAACGCGTTCGGCGATCTGCTCGAAGGAGACGGCGCGAGCATCCCCGGGTTGAAGTCCGCGCTGGAGGAGGTCATCAAGGTTCTCCAGAGCGACGAGGTGAAGCGAGGCTTCGCAGAGCTCGTCAATGGCGTGCTTCGCGCGCTGCCACCGCTCATCAGCGGCCTCAGCGGCGTCGCGAGCGGCATCGCGGCCATCGGTCCGCATCTCGGCGTGATCATCCCGCTGCTGAAGACCGGCGTGACCATCGGTCTCGCATACGTCGGTGTCTTTCGCGTGCTGCCGGCCATCTACGCTGCTGCGGAGGTCGCCGCGTGGCGACTGGCTGCTGCCGCCACCGCAACGAACGCGGGCCTGCTGGCCAGCATCAAGAACGTCGGCATCCTCAAGAGCGCGTTCGGCGTGCTCGCTGCCGCGTTCGCCGGCTGGCAGATCGGCACCATGCTCCGCGAGCAGTTCCTCGAGGTGCGTCTCTTCGGCATCGCGATGATCGAAGGACTGCTCGTCGGCTGGGAGCGGTTGAAGCAGGGAGCCGCGATCGCGTGGGAAGGTATCAAGGCTGTCGTCGTTCCCATCATCAACGGCATCAAGGTGGAGTTCGGCAAGTTCATCGCCGACGTGGTCGATGGCATCGAGAAGATGCAGGCGCTGCTCGGCGTGGACAGCGAGAGCGGTAAGAGCCTGGTCGCGAGCATGCGAGGTTTCAGCGAAGAGCTCATGTCCTCCGCGGACAGCAGCACTTCGTTCAGCGATGCTGTCGCCAAGATCAACGCCGACACCGATGCCGCCATCGCGAGCATCAAGACGGTGACCGGCGACATGGCGGAGTACGAGATCTCCGCGGACGCCGCTGCGAAAGCGACCGACGGTGCGGCCGAAGCCGCTGCGACCGCCGCGCCGGAGTTCGACGTGCTCGCCGAGGAGACCGGCCTCACGAACGACCAGATGAAGGAGCTGAAGACCACTCTCGCGGGCATCCAGACCGTGCTGCTTCAGCAGGCGAAGGTCCTCGGCGACGACGTCACGAACGCTGCTCTGGACTACGCTTCGGCGATGGTGCAGATCCAGACGCTGGAGGAGTCGCTCATCGACCTCGGCAAACTGGATGCCGCCACGCAGCGCGACCTCGCCATCGCGCGCGAGCAGGCGCACAAGATCTTCCAGCAGAACCTCGCGGCCATCGAGCGACGACTGCCGGCTGATCGCAAGCTCCTCGCCGACATGGATGAGGAGATCTCGCTGCTGCGCATGAGCGCGCGCGAAGGCCGCGTCGAGGAGCAGGTGCGGCGCGCCATCAACGACGCCATCGCGGAGAAAAAGCCTCTCAGCACTGAGCAGATCGCTCGCCTGCGCGAGGAGGTTGCTGCGCGACTGGACGTGATCGACACGCTGACCGCCAATCGCGCGGCGATCGACGACTGGAACTCGCTGGTCGAGAGCGGTAGCGCGCAGGCTGCCGACGCCTTCGGCGAGTTCGCTGTCGAAGTGCTGTCGGACTTCGACAACATCGAAGGCGCGTTCGAGAACTTCGGTGACTCGCTCATCGACATGGCGAAGCGTACCGTCGCGCAGCTCATCAGCGAGTTCATGCGTCTGTCCATCATCAACCCGCTCTTCAACCAGATTCTCGGCACCGCGCTCCCGACCGGCGGCGGAATGCTCGGGAATCTGACCGGGGCGGGTAGCGGCGCGGCGTCGTTCCTGCCGCTGGCCGCTGCGGCTGCTGGCGGTCTGTACGGGTTCACGAACCGTGGCCGCTCCAACGGCAGCGGCGGCTCGCTCGCTGGCGCTGCGGCGTACGGTGGTCTCGCGTACGCTGGCGGCACCATCGCGCTCGGCGCTGCCACTGGCGCGTCGCTCGCGTCTGCGGCTGGCGGCACTGCCATCGGTGGCGCGGTCAGCGGTGGTGTCGGCGCGGCTGCGGCGCTCGGACCGGTGGCCATCGCGCTCGCGGTCGCCGCCATCATCGACATGATCAGCGGTGGCAAGCTCTTCGGCACTCGCTACCGCGCCGAGGACAGCGGCACCACGTTGTCTGTCGGTCCGCAAGGTGGCGACGCCAGTGCGTACCTCTCGGAAGTGCGTCAGCGCTCGCTGTTCCGTGGTCGCCAGTGGCGTACTACCTCGGTCGATCCTGGCGACGAAGCGCGACAGGCCGCGTCCGACCTGTTCAACTCCATCAACGACGTGATGGTGCGCGCGGCGCAGTCGCTGAAGACCGAAGCTCCCGAGATGATCGAGGCTGCGATCCGCACGGTCACCGAGTACGACAAGAAAGGCAAGGTCAAGGCGACGAAGATCTTCGTCGACGTCATCGGTCGCACGTGGGAGGAGGCGACCGCCGATCTCGCGGCCACGCGCATCGCTGCCGAAGGCATCATCAAGACGATCGACACCGTCATGGGCGGCGTCGCCACCGAAGTCGCCGAGCGCTGGCGCGGCGATGCCGAAGCGCTCATGGACGGCGCGCGCCTCATGCTCGCAGCGAGCGTGGACATTCGCGAAGGTGCGTCTCTGCTCGGCGAGGGCTCATCGCTCACGCAGGTCGTGGATTTCGTGGAAGACATGGCGCGCGCCGGCGAGCCGCTGGTGGACACGTACA